GGATTACCTACCGCAGCAGAAAAATTGTATGCTTACAGAATCATTATTCCTGATTCTGATGATGTCCCTACAAATGGTACACTATTAGTTCCAGCAACCCGTTACCAAATACTAGGTATGACTGATGCCGAAGAGGAACTTGAACGAGTATATCGCCTGCGTCAATCCTATGAACAATTAGAACGCTCATAATCATGAGGACTTTCCATGATTCCGGCCAGCAATTCTTTTGTAAATCAAAAGAGAAACTTTGAAATGGCTATGGTTGCATTAATTTCTACAATACAATATCAGCGTAATATTGACCCCAATGCTAGTCCGAAAGAACGCAACGAGCAAAGAATTCGACATTTAGCCGTTACAGGGGGGGCGATAGCCGGTATATGGTATCAGAATGCATTGCTAAGGGCTATGGCATCACGAGCCGTGTTAGTACCCTTGACCTATACGGCTGCGGCAATGACAGCAATCTATTATGCTGGCATGGGATTATCTCATGCAATCGATGAAGAAGAAGGTGTAAAGAATTTTGAAAATTACTTGGCCCTATTTCGTGATAATCCTGCTAATGCTGCAACAGTATCCACTACAAATCTAGTTACTATTTGGCAATATTATAGGAATAGAACTACACAAAATACTCCTGAATGGGAAAGGCCGGGAATTTGCGGTCAGGTTGACCCACCTCCTGTTAGAGGAATGGGTCAATATCTTGCCTATCGTAACGCTTGGTTAGCGAGTCAACAGTAATATTATGTTACAAAAAAATATGTTCAAGCCGGCGGTCCTGGAACGACGTAAAAGGCAGCTAGAACCTGGACAACCTATTCGAGTGACTGAAAGCCTCCCGAAATTTCAAAAATGACAAAAAAGAGTCAAAACTTCTCTTTTCAAATTTCAAATGGTATATTTTTTTACTTAAATTTACCATAGAATCCGGTATAATATCCATGATTGATATGCCTCATATGGCAATACCAACAAGCAATATCGAGGTCTTCTAATAATCCACCACAATAACAACGGTCATCATCAAAACAAACGATGGATTTCAATATCCCAACTCCATCAATAAAAGTGCTTTCAACTGTTCTGAAATTCCATCTCTATTCTTTAGGTGAATGATTAGAGAATGTGTTTCAATATCTTCTAAATTGAAAGCCTCTTTGTCCGCTAGATATGCGGTCAAAGCACGGGTAATTACTCTGCTTCTGGTTCCCTTCGTTTTCTTCTTCAATTTCTCCGCCAAACTGACGGGAATATTTGCGCTTATGATGGTCTTCATTTCCCCCATGCCCCCACTAGTTTTGGCGTTTAATAAATAATTAACTCCATTTGATATTCGTCAGGGATAGATTCGGGGGACTAGTCCCCAAATCTAGCCAAAAGTCGGCATAGATGTTCAAGAGAACGGGAGAGTTTGGTTTATAGAATGGGTAGTATCTTTTTTACACTATGGCAACAAGTAAGACCGCAAGTTTCTATCTGACTGAAACCGTAACTTTGGCTACGGGTGCAGCATCAGGAGACAAAGTACAGGGTTCCCTTGATATCGGGGGCCTAGTGAATATCGCTTCTTCTGAAGCATTAGCAATAGAATCCGTAGATTTCATCTACCAAATTGGTAGTGATTACGATGGAAATCTAGACGAATTAGCAGTAACAGGATATACTCTTTCTGCACAAGTCACAGACCAAAACCCCGGAACCGAACTAATTAGAGCGGATGATTCGAATTTAGTGGCTAGTGGGGTTCTAAATGCAGACCCAGCCAATAACATTTCTTCTGTAGCCTCTGACTTCTACCCTGATAACTTTGGGAAACTATCAGAAAGTTTCTTTGCAGTAAATGTCACCCTCTATCTTGTAGGTGCTATCAAAGGTAATGATGCAGTTACTATTGCCCCTTTGAATATCACTTGCAGAATTCGTGCGAGAATCGCTAAACTATCGAAGCAAGACTGGATGGCTTTGGCTATCACAAGTACCGCTAATTCTGCTTGAAGGTGGCAATAATGCCTACTTCAGACTGGGAAAGGGGATATGATGCCGGATATCGCGCAGCACTTGGAACTGCTCGCAGGGATATCGGGAGGGATTTTGATACTCCTGCACCGGCTTCTAAAGCAAAGAAGACTAGGAAACCTTCGGCTTACAATAGAGAATATTCCAAACAATTCAAGCGACTTGAATCAAAATACAAAACCAAGTCTGGTGGATGGAGAAAAGGAGGGTACAAAGCCCTCGTAAAAGCCGCTCATGCAGCAACAAGAAAGGTGAGGAAATGAGAGAGAATAGCATAGAAGTTGTATTCCCTAAATGTAATGCTATATGGAATCCGGCAAGTGGAGGCTATTGGGATAGATTAGACCCTAATCGATATCAAGCCAAACCTGTAGCCACAAACATTGGTTCTGCTCTATTCACTGATGTTACCATCGATTTGAGTGCATTCTTTGTACAGGATAGAACTTTTTTCCCTAGTGAATTAATCTCTCAAAGTGTTGGTTTTGTAGAATGTGCATCACCCGCACAATGGAATAATAGCGCATCGGTTATTGTTTATGACATAATCACTTCTACCCCAATAAACCCACTTCAGACTTTGATGGATGGAGTAGTAGCGGGAGATTTCCCCGGCTTTCCTGAATATCCTTTAGATAATCAATTCATCCTATATGGGAATTATAGAGTATTTGCTGCAAATTCCAGCAACTCTTTTCCCGGATATATGCAAATGGTACAGTCCAATAACTTCGGTTCCGGATTACCTACCGCAGCAGAAAAATTGTATGCTTACAGAATCATTATTCCTGATTCTGATGATGTCCCTACAAATGGTACACTATTAGTTCCAGCAACCCGTTACCAAATACTAGGTAT